TTTTTTAAAAAAAGTAAAAAAAGTATTGTACTTTTCTAACGTAGGTATTATATTAGTATTAGATTTAATAAAGTAAGTAAGGAGAAAATAGAATGAGAAAAATAATAGATACTCATCATGCTATTGATCAATATGTTAAAAGGTATAAAGATCAATTTTCAAAAGAAATAGTAAATAAAATGATTACTAATGCAATAAATAAAATAATTACAGAGTATGATGATGAAGCAACTATTTATGCTATATGGTCAAAATCTACTGGTATATGTGCTATTATAGATTGGAGAAAAGACGTACATAATAAAAAAGATAATCAAAATCACGCAGTTATTATAACACTTCCTCCTATAAAAAAGAATTTTAAAGATCTTCATACTACTCATCCTAATGATGTTAAAATGATAGTAGAATCATTATTGCAAAAATGTATAAAATTACAAGAAGGTTATTATAACTATATTCAAGAAGTTAAAATAGGAGCACTTAAATTATTTTTTGAAAAAGGAAAATTATTTGATTCTGGGATAGCGTATTTCATAGAAATAGCATAAATTAAATAAGGAGAAAACTTAAAACTTAAAAATAAAAAATAAAAAATAAAATAAAATTTTTAATAACAAATTATAAAAAAACTTTTTAAAAATTAAATAAGGAAAAATTAAATACATGTAGGAGTGTATACAATGAAAAAAACAAATAATTATTCAAACAAAACAGATTTAGAAGTAATAGAAATTTATAAGAATAATTCACATTGGAGAACGAAACAAGAAATAGAAACTTATTTTTATAAAAAATATGCACCTCTTTGTAAAAAGTATTCTAATGCATATAGATATCTCTCAAGTATGGAAGATAATATGCAAGAATGTTATTTTTTAATGATCAAAGCTCTTGAATTTGTAAATATAAATAAAATAAATAATGAATCTTCTTTTTCTTTTGGTTATATATTTAAATCATACATCGAACCTTATTTTAAGTATGAAGGTACAAAAAATAAAAAATATATATATGAAGTAGATAGAGAAAAAATTATTGTACAAAATAAAACAAAATCTTTTGAAGACATACTAATATTTAATACTAATTTAGAAATTTTTAAAAAACAACTTACTTCTTATGAATTGAATTTATTAAATTTATTACAAACAAATATGAAAAAACAAGATATAGCAAAAGAATTAGGAGAAAAACATACAGCCAATCTTTCATATTGGAGAACAAAAATACAAAGTAAATATATTGAATTTATGAATAATGTTGGATATGAATTAGCAATTTAATAAAGTAAGCTAAGGAGAAATAAAATGAAACAAATAGAATTGATAATGGTTAGCTCAGAAAATAATAATAAGTATTATATTATGATAGAAAATAATTCTACTTTTTTAGTGAAATATGGTAGAGTAGGATTAACTGAACAAACAATGACTTATCCAATGTCAGATTGGGATAAGATATATAAAAGTAAAATCAAAAAAGGATATAAAGATATTACCAGTCTTAAATCCACAATTAAAACAGCAGTTCTTAAAGATGTTACTGATTTTACTATAATGAAGCTTCTTTCAGATTTACAAAGTTATTCAAAAGCATCTATATTGGATAACTATACAGTTTCAGCGGATCAAGTTACTGAAGCACAAATTGATAAAGCACAAGAAATTCTAAATCAAATAGCTGATATGTTGAAATATAAAAAAATTTCAAATTCAAATATTGATGATAAACTTACTGAACTTTATACTATTATTCCAAGAAAAATGAAAAAAGTTCAAGATTTTATTCTTAATGGAATAGGTGATAAAATAAAAGGAAAAGCAATACTTGAAAGAGAGCAGGATGCAGTGGATGTAATGAGAGGACAAGTAAGTATTAATACAGCATCTATTGATTCAGATAAAACTTTAGAAGATATATTAGGAGTTAAGATTTTTAAAGTAACTGATCAAATAGTAATTGATAAAATTAAAGAAATGATGGGAACAGAATCAAATAAATTTAGTGGATTATATGAAGTAATTCATAAAGTATCAAAAGATAAATTTGAAGTTCAGAAAAAAGAATCTGTAAAACACTGGACTAAACTTTTATGGCATGGTAGTAGAAATGAAAATTGGCTTAATATACTTAAATCAAGTTTGCTTATAAGACCTACAGGAGCAGTACATACAGGAAGTATGTTTGGTGATGGTATATACATGGCGGATAAATGCAAGAAGGCATTGGGTTATACCTCATTAAGCGGTAGTTATTGGGTAAAGGGGAATGCTAAACAAGCTTTTATGGCGTTATATGAAGTTAATACAGGAATGGAGTATCGAGTTGATAAACATACTTCAGAAATGTATTCTATGTCATATCAAAATCTTAAGTCTAAAGGAGACTATGATTCATTATTTGCAAAAGGGGGAATTGATCTTATAAATAATGAATTCATAGTTTATAAATCTGAACAATGTACAATTAAATATTTAGTAGAATTAAATTAAAAGGAGAATTAAAAAAATGAATATATTAGAAATTACAAAACAATTCATAGAAGAAATGAATACAACAAATAGTACTCTTGATAAAAAAGAAGTACTGAAAAAATTTCCAGAGATGAAAGATATGTTAGAAATTGTATATAATCCCTTTAAGATGTATTATGTATCAAGTGCAAATCTTAAAAAGAATATTACTCTTCTATCTGAAGGTACTTATGGAGATATATTTATGTTGTTAGATGCTCTTAATAAAAGACTTATTACAGGGCATGATGCAATATCATACTGTAATAGATTTATAAAAGATCACTCAGAATATGAAGACATTCTTTATAAGATAATTGATAAAGACCTTGAATGTAGAGTAGGGGATAAAATTATAAATGATATATATCCTGGACTTATTCCTACCTTTGAAGTTGCTTTGGCGAATAGCTGGGAGGATGTTAAAAACAAAGTTGATCTTGTTAAAGATGGTTATTACTCTTCACATAAACTTGATGGATGTAGGTGTCTCACCATAATAAATAAAGATGGAGATATAAAATTCTATAGTAGACAGGGAAATGAATTTGAAACTCTTGGAGTATTGAGAAAAGAAATACAAACAATGAATCTTAAAAATGTTGTACTTGATGGTGAAATCTGTATAATAGATACAAACGGAATTGAAAACTTCCAAAGTATTATGAAACTTATACGTAAAAAAGATTTTGATATACCTAATCCAAAGTATCTTGTATTCGATCAGATTAAATACGAAGACTTTTTTAAACAGCAGAGCGATACTATATTTTCAAAGAGATTAGAATATTTAAAAAAGACTCTAAATAGATATCAAGGAACAGCAATAGAAATGCTTAAACAAATTAAAATAGAATCAATGGAACAATTTGTTGAATTAAGTAAAGAAGCAGAAGACAAAAATTGGGAGGGATTGATTCTTAGAAAAGATTCTTCCTATAAAGGGAAGAGATCAAATGATTTGTTAAAAGTTAAAAAAATGATGGATGAGGAATACAAAGTCCTTGATGTTAAATTTGGTCCTTTTAGAATAATAGATAAAGATACAAAACTTGAAAAAACTATAGATACTTTAACTAATGTTATTATAGAACATAAAGGTAATAGAGTATCAATTGGAAGTGGATTTACTATTGAACAGAGGAATGAATTCTATAATAATCCTAGTTTAATAAAAGATATGATTATTACTGTTAAATACTTCGAAGAGACAAAGAACCAGGATGGAAATTATAGTTTAAGATTCCCAATATTTAAAGGGGTACACGGAAATAAAAGAACAATTTAAAAAATAAAGTTTAATTTTTCAAAAATTCTTTATATTTTATATAAAAAATAATTTAAGTAAGGAAAAAATAAAATGAAAGAAGTATCAGAAGAAACTATCAATAAAATAAGAAATACTTTAAAAGAAATTATGCAAGAATTAGAACGAATAGATGAAGAATTTGTTAAATTAACAGAAAAAAATAAAGATATAGAATATACTACTCTTTTAACTTCTTGTGATTCTTATGAGAATTATAATAAAGAAATTAAGGTAACTTCTTTAACAAGTTTAAAATGAAAGAAAAATAGAAAAAAATTTTAAAGTTAATTTTTTTAAATTTAATTTTTTAAAGAAGAAATAACATTTGTAATAGGAAGGTTAAATAATGACAGCATTTTGGATAAGTTATCTTATAGCAGGTATAATTGGAGCTTTACTTATGTTTCGAATGATAGTTACATATGAAGAAGATGATATTACACTTATGGATTGTATATTTTCTTTCTTTATTATTTTGTTTGGTTATGGTATATTTTTTATGATGATTTTAATTTCTATTAATAATATAATTATAATCAAAAAAAAAGGATAAATAAATTTTTAAAGAGGAATTAAAAATGTGGTATAATATAAAAAATAAACAACCTGAAGAAAAAATTTCAGTGTTATTTCATACACCAGATAATCATTATGAAAGTGGATATCATGTTGGATATTGGAGCAATTATGATAATTGTATGCTTGAATATTACGATGATCAAGAGGGTAAAAAATGGATTGTTGATATATGGATGTATATTCCAGATAAACAAGAGACCCCTCTTATAATACATAATGTATTATCATATAAAGGAAAGAATTATTTAAGACAACTTGGTAGTTGTCCTGATTGTTCTATGTATGGAATAGAATGTCATAGTACTAAAAGTACAATTCAATTTGGACATAAACTTGATTGTACTGGAACTAAGACTATATGGAAATCATTTGATGATATTGTTATTGATGATTCTTTGGCTTGTACGAGAAAAGATATAGGAGATATTTATCTATTTAATAAAGAAGAAAACAATATAGATACCTTAATTTATGTTGAGCGTACTGTTGTTACTACTTCTGGATGGAGATCAACTAAGGGGAATATGAGATTAGCAACAGCAGAAGAATTACAAAAATATTTTAAAGGAGAATAGGAGATTAAATATGGAAAAGACTGAAAAAGGAAAATATGTAATAGTACGGACATATTCTGCCGGTGTTTTTGCAGGAAATTTAAAAAGCAGAAAAGGACAAGAAGTTGTTTTGTTAAATGCAATACGTATATGGTATTGGTCGGGAGCCGCTTCTTTGTCACAACTTGCAGAAGAGGGGACGAAAGACCCTTTAAATTGCAAATTCCCGATGCCGATGAAAGAGGTGGAATTATTGCAAGCGATTGAGATTATTTCGGTTAGCAAAGCCGCCGAAAAATCTATTAAGGCAGTTCCGGAATGGAAAAAATAATAATTGATACCGGGTATGGGTATGGGTCTGGAGATAGGTCTGGGCATGGGTATGGGTCTGGGTCTGGAGATAGGTCTGGGCATGGGTATGGGTCTAGGTATGGGTATGGGTCTGGGTCTGGGTCTGGAGATGGGTATGGGTCTGGAGATGGGTATGGGTCTGGAGATGGGTCTGGGTCTGGAGATGGGTCTGGGCATGGGTATGGCTAGATGCACAAGCAATAAATGTATCGTTTTGTTGATGCCAACAAAACGATACATTTGGCAACAATAAAGGAGAAGAAAATGACATTAAGACAATTTATAAATAAACTTCAAAGCTATAAAGAAAGTTATATGGAAAAAGAAATAAAGATAGTTTGTGAAAATGGTATACTCTCTTATCCAGAACTTAAGCTTGAATTAAATAATAAATATGATGCACTTGATTGCTCTGCTTCTAATGTAAAATTTATTATTATTAAAGGAGAATAAGTGAAAATGGACAAAATGTTTAAAGAAATTGAAAAAATAATTGAAGAATATAGAGACTCTATCGAAGATCCATTGAAAAAAATAATATTAAGGCATGAACAATGTATACAAGAATTAGACAACAGACTGTCAGTTAAAAAATGGTATCAATTTTGGAAATGAAATGTATACACTATGATGTCCTTGATTGTAGGAAAAATTAACTTGACAAAATAGAGTATATATGTAATGATGTAATTACAACTAGAAATTTGATAGAGAATTTAAAACCAAAGTTAAATATATGAGTAACTCTGGATATAAGTATGTGGATATAACTAAAGTTATTTATATTTGTGAAAATTGTAAAATTATAAAGATAATAGAGTAGCTTTTAAAGGAATAAAAATGAAAAATGAAAAATAAAATTATTATACTTAAAGTATTAGCAGAAGCTGTGAACTAACACAACTCTAAAGAGTTGTATCTTCCTGCTTCACAGTTCACACTTACAAAAGATTTTAAATAATCTATTGCAGAGATGTTAAACTCCACAGGCTTAAATTTCCTACATTCCATAGGTATTGTTTCTAAAAGAATATTTTTTGCAGAATGAATATCTCTATCTTGAGAATACCCACAGTCACAAAAATATACTCTATCTGCTAAAGTTGGTTTGTTTAAAGTCCCACATTCAGGACAAAGTTTTGTACTTGGGAAAAATCTATCAACTATGTGTGTCTGCGGAAGTTGTTTTAATTCCAAAATTATTCCACCCAAAATTGATTGTTGCACTTGTTTTCCAAATAGTCCTGAATGCCATCCTTTTATATTTTCATTTTGAATTGCTATATGAGAATAATTATTTTTTAAATAATTTACAATTTTATTTTTGCAATCTTGTTTTTTATTATTTTGTTTCCCATAAGCTAAAGCTACTTTATTTTTTTGTTTCCAATAATTATGACTACCTTTTTTCTTTTTAGATAATTTTCTTTGCTCTCTTTTAATTTCGGAGGATGTTGTGAATTTTGTTTGAAATTTAATTCCATTGCTCAAAACTAAATCATCTTTAATTCCAAAATCAATACCTATTATTTCTTTGCTTATCTCTTTATTTTCTTTTGGAAGAAAACAGGTAACCTTGAGATAATATCCAGAAGGTTTTCTAATCAAATTAGCATTTGCAAATTCAGCTTCTTTTGGAATTTGTTTTAATCCTTTAATTTGAAATAAGAATTTACAATTTTGTATTTTTAAACCACCATCTTGAAACTTATAAGTTATTCCATATTGTTTTAGTGGAATAGAGTTCACTTGACTTTTAAATTTTAGTCTACCTACTTGTTTTGTTTTGCCTTTTTTCTTTTTAGTAGAAAGAGACTTAATAGAACACCATGTTCTTTGTAATATTTCTTGTTTAATTTGACTACCTAAAACTTTTAATTCTCTTATTTCCTTTTCTTTCTCTTTATTTATAATTTCTACTTCTTTCTTTTTGCAATCATAGTTTTTTAAATCATTAAAATTTAAAATATCATTATATACCCATTTTGCTTCAAGGAAAATCCTATGCAAAAAATCAATTTGTTTTAAATTGAACTTATTTTCAGACAACTTCAACTCATAAACTTTA